TTATCATCATTCTCTACCGTCAAACGAGATTTAACTCTATCAGGTAGTCTTTCAAAATTTTTACAAAATCTCTCCATTGATTTCGGTTTATCGCCATACGCTCCACCAATATGAATATTGATTTTATTGTATGGTGTACGACTAAGACTCATCATGTCAAATGTGTCACCATGCATTGTCAAGTCACCAATACAATTTTCAACGACATGCTCATGAGGTGATGTTAGAACATTGAAAGGACCTGGATGAGATGTAATCCTAACACCATGAGTATCTACCTTAACACCAGCAGAATGTAAGTATCTTTTAATCCACTCTAAATCCTTTAGGTCTTCCCATTCATATTCAGACTTCCAAGGCGCCAGTCCACTTGTAATACGAAAAAACTTGTAACCATTTAGTATGTTCCAATCAATAATCTTATCTAAGTCCATAGCATTTGCTAGCGTAAGTTCACTAGCATAATCAACACCTTTGGTATCAAAGGTTCTCTTAATCATACTACGACCTGTAGTTATTGGTTTAACTCCCTTTTCTTTACCACCATACTTTTGTGGGTATGACAGTTGCATATTAATACAGGCATAACCTATGTTCATATTAAATTACTCCATCTTTTTAATTTTTTCTTTTTGACTTCTACTCTTTCGTAGACATCTTCCCAACTAATAAGGTCATATTCATGTAATATTTCTAACATACACATAACATCACCAACCTCTTTAATGAGTTTTTCATTATCGTGGTAATTATTACACCTTATAGCTTTACTACATTGTTGTATAAGTTCACCACACTCTTCCATAGTGATGGTCATTAACTCTTGTAAATTTGATATAAAAAAAGTATCTTTCAATATTCTGGTCTCCTTCCAAAATCATTTTTTTGTATTCTTCTTTTCAAATGTCTTTTATATTGATACAGTAATATATAGTTTTTTACTAACTTAATCAAGCTTTTAATCACCGAACAACTCCTTAAATGCCTGATTAGCAGCTTTTGATTGTTCTGTTTTCTTCTTCACCTCAACTTCTTTCTCCACTTTAATATCGTGGTCACCTCTTACCCATTCATCGTTTTCAATCTTACTCGCCATCATATCAGCCTGATGTAATATATAAGGTATGTTTGTTTTAAGTTGTCGGTCTTTAGAATAACTAATATAATAACCTTTATTAGCTTCTTCATATAACCCATCGGTTAGTCTTAATCCAAGATACTCATTTTCTGTCATCTGAATACCGAAGTGTTGTAACAACCAAATAGCTCTATCTGTTACTGTCATGTATTGTAACTTACCATTGTGTTTGTAAATCAACCCTTGATTCTTTCTGTGCCAGTCTGAATCGTTTGGTGTGTAGTAATCCTCTGATAAATCACCAACTTTACCTAAGTCGTGATGAAGAGCAGCAAATATCAACTCTTCTTTATCAAAGTTATCAATGGTCGCACCATTCTTACCCCAAAGGTCATATATCTGAACGACTAAATCGGTGATGTGTAAAACATGTTCTACATAACCACCAGGATGTGCATTGTGGAAGTGTTCTTTTCCACTTGCTGGTGCCAACATCATTCTCTCTTCAAAGTAATCATACATTTTGTTTAAGTCATCAAGTCTTTCTCCAGCAAATGTTTCATTGATGAGACTTCTTAGTTTTTCCCAATTCTCTTGGATTTGTTGTGGTGATAACTCTTTCATTTTATAACTCCATTAGTTTTTGCCAATTTTCATATCTAATTGTGAAATTAAGCTTTTGTTCTATAACTTCTATTTTTGATAGTAGTTCACTACTGATATCATTATCTAAAGAAACAATTAATATTTCGTTAAGATTTAAATCACTAGCATAAGCCATACCCTGCACAACCGCTTTATATATTCTACCAACTGTACTTTCCAACTTCAACTCGATAACTTTTTCAGCTGGTTTATTATCTATCATAGGTAATATGTCTGGTATACCAGAATGTAGAATCCAAGGTTTCTGTTGACTACTTCTAAATTCTGTAGCGTTTATCTGTAAGTATTTTCTTAATGTCGAGGAAGTTTTTAGTCTCTCTAGCAATTTATCTTCCATTTCAGCTTCTGTTATCTTAGGGTTGTTTTTAGATGTTCTAACATCAAAGTTATATTTTCTCTTAAGATATTTTTTAAAATCCTCTAAAAAAGTATAGTAATTATTATCTTTAACTAAACCATCTTTAGTTCTTGTTTCAGTTATACCTGAGATAATATTCACATTTCCAAAAACATCTCTTTCTGCTCTTGCATCCACAAAACCACCAAACATGACAGGTATCGAATTAACACAAATATTTATACCCATATATTTACTACCATGTCGAAAAGGGTTTTCAGGCTCCCACTCATAATATGTATCTTGTGTTTTATCAAAATGCCTTATAGCATTATCTTTTGTAACCACAGTACCTATTTGATAAGTTACTTCTATACCTGTGTTTTTATTTTCCTCAGCATCATGGCTGTAATATTGTGGAGACTTACCAGTAGTCCACATTTTAGGACCTATTTTACGACCACCATCATAATTATCAATCCACTTATATGGTTCATTAGTATCAGGATTTTTTTCTTTATTCATTACATGAGATGGTGATGATAACATCATTTTTCTTTCAATAGGATTTCTATGATAATAATGATGACCATCCTTTAGCCAGTGAAGATGGATATCTAAACTTTTACCTAAATACTTACGATAACTAACCTCTAATCCATCACATAAATTATCAAACCAACTTTTATTACCAGGCAAAAGAGTTTCAATCATTTCTATTCTTATTTGTGTACCAGTTCCTGATTGTTGAATCCACCCTTTATCAATATCGTATCTTTGTATTGGAGTTGATTTAATAGGATAAAAATAAGCGAGGTCATTATCCCAATCTGGTAATAAATCCCAAAATTTTTCTCCATCATTTGAAGTTTTTATATATTTAATCGTACCCCACCAATTTATAGCAGTTTTCATGCCACTACCATATTTACTCATAATAGTGCCGTTTTGAAATGACTTTCCAAAATACATAGCCTCTTTTAGTCTTTTCTCAGGACTCTCAAATCCAATGAAATTATCTGTAAATGTAATTTCTTTATTATCTGAATCTACCACTACTTGCATGGTGTACTTTTTATTAGTTGAAATAGGAACTACTATGTTATTTGTTAATTCCCTTGTAGCAGTTATTTTATTATAAGAATTTCTACCTTGATCTAAAAATCCTTGCCAAGTGGTTAATACATAACCACCATTTTCTTTATTACTCATTTTATTTCTCCTCGTGGCTTAACCACATTTTAATTAATGAATAGTTTATTAACATGAGACATTTGTCTCTTATATGTTATTATTAATATACACATAAAAAAGTATATGTGTCAAGTATTATTTTTTGTTTTTTTCCAAACTCTTATCGTATTCTGCCCATTCTTCTTCAGTTTTCCAAGCATATGTTGAAATCCTTCCATATTTTTCTCTGATATTTTTGTCATCTCTCAAAGCTTTACGATAAGGAGCAAACTTAATACCATTACCCCACATCTGCCTTATTAATTGTTTTTTAGTACAATGTCCATACTCGTCTTGTTTTTCTTTAATCCTACCAATTACTTTCTTGTAACCATCTTTATTAGTTTGTGCGGGTTTTACTGAGTTAACGACCTCATCAATATCATCTGATAATCGTTTTACATTATTGGACCACAACAAAGATTTTTTACACTCTTTTAACCCATCTTTAGCTTTTTGATTACGATATTCGTTGTCGTCTAAATACTTTTCAAGTAAATCTATTGATTCTTGATAACTACCAAAAAAGTCAGCAGTAGGATTTAACTCATGGTAATAATCATCATCAAACATTATAAAAGGACAACCAGTCATCATACCATCTGTTGTAGCAACTGACCAACCATTATATTTTTGTTTAGGAGAAAAACCAACTCTACAAGTTCTTAACTTATCTAAATACTTTTCTTTTAATTGTGCTTCGGTCATACCGATGTATTTTTTCTTACCTTCTATATAACCACCATTATCAACATTTCTTTCATCCCAAGTTTTACCACCCAGCTCCTTCATAGTTGACAAGTCTAGTAATGGAATCCAAACTTTAAAGTCTTGTCTCTTTTCCCATAAAGGATCACATACTTTTAATATAAAATTTTGAAAATCTTTATAAGTTTTAGTTCTGTGATTAAACACGATGGTTGGAAAACTTTTTTCATCTATATCATCCACCACTTGTTCATCTAAAACTGGCAAATGAAATGACTCTATTTTTTCATCAAGACTATTTACAATTTTGTCTTTAAATACTTCAGAAGCTTCTTTCAATACTAATTTCTTTTGAGAGTCTGTATTGACATAACATTTTTCCATCAAATTAATACCCTCACATTCTCTTTGAAAAGCAGGATATTGCCAGTTACAAGTGTCTTTAAAATCAAACCAATGGCTATAACCAAGAACTGGTGGTATGTGATGCCATTCGTTACCAAGATAGTTTAGTAAATTCCAAGTCGTCTCTGGCAAATGACTAAATATAAGGTCTATATCTTTAAAGTTCCAATTCACTTCTGATTCATAATACTCCCATTGTATATCATCCTTAGAATTTTTTTCTAAAGTCCTACCTAACTTTCTGTTCCTATCTCTTGCTGCTTGTGTTCTGATACCCTCATATCTTAACTCCTCGGCCTCATCAAATCCCATTTCCTCTTGTCTCATGACGGCATAGTCTTTACCTACATGGTATAAATTATTATCCTCTTTAAATCTATGGTCTATTTCTACAAAGGAATGATTAAGTGAAAACTTGTCAAAGTGACCTCTTGTACTTTGAATATATCTCGGCCATGCTATATACGCTATATCAACATTTTTAAAATTATCAAACATAACAAATCTTCTACCCACTCTTGGTAAAATTAACTCCCACCACAAATCATCTCTATACTTACTTAACTCACTTATCATCCTGAATATAGTTTGAACATATGAATCTTTCTCTAATTCTTCCACTTTGTAAGTTATATTCGGCCAAACTAATATTCTAGTCATTGACTTTTTATATACAGATTTTTCCTTAGATATATCTTTTTTACCTTTGTTAAATAAGCCATCTGCACCACCCTCGTACATATATCTTAACATGTCTCTGTTTAAACCTTGTTGTTTCATTTATTTCCCCACATTCCAAAATAAAGCGTTCTTGTTTGCATACTCTTTCATGAAAGACCAAGCCTTACTATCGTAAGTTAACGAACTTGGAAACGGTGGTCTTTCATCTTCTTTACATTCTTGTTGAAATTTATACCTTGATTTATAAGTCTCAGCTCTTCCTTGTTCTTGTGGTGTTGTATTATGACCTATTCTAACACCATATACTTTTGCATCAGGCCAAGCTCCTTGTAAACCACGACTCAGAACTCCACTACTCATAACTGTCCAAACCTCTGTTGGATTTAAATTAAGACTCAAAGCTGTTCTTCTCATAGCCTCAACTATTATCGGATGGTCACCACCAAAAGGAATAAGGTGAGCATCATTTTCTTGACAATAATATCTAGCTTTTGCCTGTATGTTAGTTAAAAAACCCATCGGAACTTCTATTATGTTACAACCTAATTCAATAGCCGCATCTGTTAACCAATACCTTTTTCCTTGTGGAACAGTAACAGTACATTTTTTACCCATGTCTCTACACGCATATGCCAATGATAACTGAGCATAACCTTGTCTTGGTGAAGCATAAACAAACTCCTCTACATCAGGTTTGTTTTTAACATAGACAGTAAATGCTCTTCTTTTTGTACCACCATTGAGTAGGTCATCTCGAACTACTCGGAAACCACCATGTTCTTTGACGACTGGTTTTGGTAAATCTATATCGTAATCTATTTCGTCTAATTTGTAATCTAATATATCCACTAAGGTTTATGGAAGATAAATATTGGTTCATATTTCATAACTTGACCATCAACAGAAACACTATTCTTTACATTACTTTGGTCTACACCAATCATTGATGCCATCAACATTTTTAACTTACCTTTATATTGCCCACCAAGCGATTCAATAATATCAATAGAGTCTTGTTCTAAAGGATGAAAGTTATCCCCACTCAATTTAATGTCAGCAATATTCCAAAGTAAGTATCTGTCATTTTTTAGACTTTCATAAGCATTTGTCAATGTTGGTTTTAGAAAGTTATCTCTCCAATCTTGATACATCGGATAAGCTTTAAATGATTGCTCCTCATCATCTGAATATTGTTCTCTGTCGAAATAAGGTGGTGAAGTAAACACCATATCTAACTTACCCTTGTATTGTTGGAAGTCAGGATGGTCACCGACATGTTCAGAGCCTAACTGAAAATAATGATAAGTATTTTTCTGTTCTTCCCAAAAAGGATTTGTTTCTAATCCATGTTCATTGAAAAAGTCAGCAACATACTCGTATCTTGACTTACCTATCTCATCTATCCAATTATCTGTGTTCGGGTCTGTTCCGATATAATGTATTCTTTTCTTGGAAGCCATAGCACCAAGTATCCGACCACCCCAACCACTCGAAGGATCGTATATATTGAGTGGTTGGTCTTGTATAATGTGGTCGGTAAATTTTTCATACAGAAGTCTTGCTGTAAGTGGTGGAAAGTTAACTGCTGGTTGTGAGTTTAAACTCAACCTAAATATCTGAAATGCTGATGGGAACAATCTTTTTTCAATGTGATAATACCTAATCATAAAAACATTAGTTTTATTATTACCACCCTTAGTCATTACATTATCAGTAACACTATCCACCGACAACTTGGTTTTTAGTGTTGGACACCATAAGTTTGTAACCATTTCATCGGTAATTAAACCTTTATCATAAGCATACTTTATTTCATCAGCGTTAATCGTAACATAACTTTTAAGATACTTTTCTTGATGGGATTTTGAAATCCAAATACGATGGTTCTTAAACTTTAGTTTATTTTGTTGATAATACTCCAACCACTCTAAAGCACTTTCGCCATTCCAATATGGAAGACCACCTTTTTTATTTTCTTTCCTATCTTTGGAAATAGACTTACTAAAACTATACATGGAATCTCTACGAAGTCCTCTTCTCATAGCTTTAAAGAAAAGGTCTTTGTTAACATCTTCTTTTATTCTATCGTAAATAGAATTAAGACCTACATCACCAACATCACCGATACGAGTTTTAAGCATAGTTGGAAAGAACTGATTGACACCATTAGCAAACTTATTAAAGTTCTTGATTACATTTCTTTTACCATCATCAGCTTTCTCTACAAAACCGTGTATATCATACTCTCTTAGTTTTTTAAATGATTTAATGATGTCATCAATATTCTGACCAACCATTGGTGGCGTCCCACGCTCGTCCCAATCTTCGATAATAAATTGACGAGCTTCTTCAATCCACTCGTCAAGTTCATCATCAGTTTTTAGGAACAACTCATGGTAAGTTATATTGATTTTAGAATCAATAATACCACTTTTATCGTAGTAATATTTCATATCTAACCAGTAAATTTTCCTGTTTCAATATTAACACCAGCATCATCAACTATAATAAAATCACCTACCTTTTCACGATACAAGTTAGCATCGTGTTCATCACGAGCTAAAAACTTAGTACCATCCTTCAAGGTAAAGGTTTTGTAGTGGTCGAACTGACCTTTACTGTTCTTCTTCGGCATTCATGGACTCCTTATATAGTTTATCGATTGATTTCTTATCACCACCTTGTTTAAGTAGTGCTTCTTTTCTTGTCATTATAGTTAGTGGAACATCGGCTAATGATGGTGGTCTACCCCACTCATCGCACATAACTTTTTGTGATAACCATTCTTTTTTTGTCATAGTTTATCCTAATTATTTCCACCAATTTACAAAGATTTTGGTAACTTGTCAAGCACTTTTTTCTTAAATTCTACAATACCATCAGCTAAGTTTGCTTCCCAATCTTCGTGTGCCTGTTCATCTGCACCATCAGTAATATATTTAAATGATATAAAAGGAACATCATATAAATAACAAACCTTGGCGAGAGCATATGCTTCCATATCCACAACCTCACCGTAATAATTTGTTTTATCTTCTACAAAATTATCTCCTGTACCACAAGTCGCATTTCTTCCAATTGGATTAAATTCTATATTTTGTTGTTGTATAATAACAGGTGGATCTTGTTCAAATGGCGTCTCACCTCTCATAAATCCTAGACCTGTAACATCCATATCTCTTTGTACAAACTTTGTACAATCAACAAGCGTTTTTCTTTTTATTTTACGACTACCAGCAGTTCCATAGTTGATTATCAAACTATAAGGAATATGACTACCGTGTTTACCAAAATGTTTTGTTAATTCATATGTAGCATTTACTTTGCCGACACCTGTGTACAAAACATTGTAATCTTTTAACTTACCTTGTGTCTCTACTTCAAGAGCAGATACTATTAATATATTATGTTTTTTCATTTTCTTCCTTAATAAGTTTTTTAAGTTTTGTGGGACTCATACACTCGCTCCCACTAATCGGCACCACATTAGGCATTTTCTTACACCAACAATCACCACTTGGATTACAATCCCAATAATTTGTATTACCCTCTTGATGTGGTGGCTCGTATGGACACATCAAACAACCATGACCACAACAATAACCTCTTTCTATTAAAAACTCTCGTGATAACATTAGTCATGACTTAAATCTATTTCATGTTCATCTTCATATGTTTTTAATATTCTCTTAACTAATGTATGTCTGACACAATCCTCTCTGCTAAAAGCCATATGATTTACACCCTCTACACCTTTAAGTCTAAACCAAACATCATAGAAACCACTCTTTTCATAATTGGTAACACCATTGGTTTTATATTTATCACATTGACTCATGTCACCTTGAATAATCATCTTACAATTCTCTGATATTCTAGTCATTAGTGTCTTGATTTGCATTGGTGATACATTTTGAGCTTCATCAAGTATTACATAACAATTCTCTAAGTTTGTTCCTCTTAGAAAGTTTAGAACTCCAATTTCTATCTTACCATCTTGAATCATTTTTCCAGCTCTAGCTTTACCAATTATTTTATCCAAAATAGTGAATGTTGATTCGTTGTATTGTTGTATTTTTGCAGACAACTCACCAGGTAAATAACCTAGTTTATCCTCATTACCAACATCAACAGTTGGATTAATAATTATGAGTTTGTCATAAGGTGTCCCTCTACGAAGCACATCTTGTAGGGCTTTATATACCGAAACATAAGTTTTACCAGTACCAGCGATACCATGACATAAGACCAACTGAGTATCTACTTCGCTTATTATATCATGGAATACTCTTTGATTTAGTGTTTTGGGTTTAAAATTATTTACTATTTTTGGAATAGCACCAACTAATGTTTTGTATGTTCGTTTAGCCATATTGTATTAAACTTTTTACTTCTGTGTTAAACCATTTTACTCTAGGAACATATTCTAAATCTATTAAAACCAAATTATCTTTAATCTGATATCCAGCTGATTCGCACAAATCATTTACCACTTGTAAAGTGCCGCCAGTAGCTAACACATCATCCACAATAATAACATCTCCTGTGCCTTCTTTTATTTCTAAAGTGTCCTCACTATATTCAGTTTTGTACCCATAACTTTTAGTTGGTGGTGGTAACTTACCTTTCTTTCTAACCATGACTACCCCACCACCGAAATAAACCGCAAGTGCTGAAGCAAATATAAAACCTCTAGCGTCCACACCAACCCAATAATCAGGACATAAATGTTTAAAACCAGCGTCAACCAAATCACCCATTCTAACTATAGCTGACCTAAATACATCTTCATTTTCTAATATTGGAGATATGTCTTTAAAACTTACACCTTCGATTGGAAAATCAGGTACCTCTACTACATACTCTTTATACCCATCCATGAGCTTCACTCCATATTTTTGTTATTCTTGGAAATGTTTCTTCCATTAATTCTAACAACACCTTGGCATATTCTTGTATCTCTATCTGTGATGTCTTTTCGTTTCTCAACTCAATAAAATTCATGATTGCCTGAAATGATGCTGTCCAATAAACCTCTGTATATTGATTCAATGGTAGTATTATTCTTGCCTGTTCTTTAGCCATACCAGCATCAATCATTCTATCATATGCCATTTCTACTTGTCTCATATACTCATTAAAAACACCATTCATTCTCTTCTGTTGTAAATCATCTAGCACACCCTCTGATGCTTGTTTATTATCTTCAGATTGCTTTCTCCAAACATCTGGTACATAAAAATCTTCTACTGGAACATAACGACCACTAATTTCATTCCAAGCATGGTCTTTAGCAGAAGAGTTAGATGTAGTTTCAATACCAACCACATGTTTATACCATTGTCTCATCACGAACTCTGGTGCTTTTATGTGAAATTGAATTTGTAAGTGACGAAATGGGGAATAGTGTTTGTACTTAGCAAGATAACGAACTAATCTTTCATCTGATTTATCCCAATATTTTTTTCTTTTACCAAATGATACACGAGCAGAATTAACAACTGTCAAGTCGTTCCCTAATGAATCTACGACCTCAATAAAACCTTTATCTAAAACTTGAGACTTCACTTTCCTTGTCCTCTATACTTTTTCTTAAATCTTTTTGAACCAACTCGCGTACTGTGTTTAGTCCCACGACCATTTCCTTGTCTTGTTTTTTTCTTAGATTTTGTTTTTTCTTTTACAAAACCACCTTGTATTTTTGCCATATAACCTCTTAACTTTAACTTGTCTTAATGCATTTTTTAAATCTTCTCATAATTCTTTTTATGACTTTTGGTTTGTTATAATTTCTAGCAATCATAAGAATAGCCTGATTCCGCATTACAGATTCTTCTTTTTCACTCATCTTCTTTTCCTAAAGTTTAGTTTTGGTGAACCAACTCTTTTTTTCAACTGTAATAAAGAGATTTCAATATCTTCTTCTGTTAACTTTATATCAGGAACCAAAAACTTTTTTCTTTTCGCCGTGGTATTCGTAGGCATGACCATTCTCCTTTAATAATTCATTAACTGATTTCTCGTGTCCTTTAACAAATAACTCACCTAACACACGACCATACTTTCCTCTACCATGTGATATGATACTAAACTTACCTTCATCTGAATTTTCCAAAAGGTCTTTAACATATGCTTTTGCCTCTAACCCTTTGGCTTTTTCTTCTAAGTCTCTTGTTCTTGATTCCCAAGTATCCACACCATAGAATCTTATTCTGTTTTTTACCCAAACATCAAATCCTAAATCTATCATCGCGTCACAAGTGTCACCATCGACAACCCTTACTAACTTACAACTATAACCATGTTTTTTTACTTGTTTACCCATTATTTATCTCCTACCTAAAATATTTTTTATCAGCTTTTAACACACACAAATATTGTTGAAATCTACCACACACCTCACACGAAACAGGTGTAATAGATTCTGTTGATGGATACTCAAAAAGATGTTTCTCAATATGATTTTCAATTAATTTCCAATCATCTTCATTATTAACATTCATACCCTCATAATCAACATCAACATTACAACATTCAGTTAGTCTAGCTTTTTTTTTAGGTTTATCTTTATTTTTATATTTGAAATAATCCCTATCTAGTGGTTTATTTCTTTTTAGTTTTGTCATGCAACTTCTTCTTCGCTTTCTTTAAAACTTTTTTCTTCTTTTCGTGTCTTGCCAGAAGTATCTCTTCCTTCGTTCTACGCTTTGCTTTCTTTTTGGGTTTTATTTTGGTAGGTGGTAAAGTGCCTTTTAAATCAGGTTGTTCTTTACCCCTATGATAAACCGTCCCATCTTTATCAACAAACTCATTCATAAAATGCCAACCCGATGGTCGACCTGTTTTGACTCTTGTGGGTTTGTTTTCTTCAGGAAACATTTTGTGCATTCTAGCCGTAACGGCTCTACTACCTACAACAGATGTAGCCTCCACACTTACATTACGAACTGGATCTCCTGTAATTTTACAATCCATGTATGGAACTCCATCTATAAAGTAACCACCATTCATTTCAAAACTCCTTTCATTGTTTTGTTTTTGTTTTTGTTTCATAACAATAATATACTTTTAAATAACTATTATTGTCAAGCATTAAATATCAAAAAATTCTGCATTTATCATTTTCATACAAACATACCATTCATTGTCTTTTCTTAAAATAGTGTCGGCCAATCTCCATTGACTCTTTAACTCTTCAGTAGAGAACGAAGTATTGACCGACACAACACCGAGAACGATATAACCATCATCACCTACGGTGACTATTTTCACTT